ATGAACGATATGGAATGGCGCGGGGTCGTTGATCCCGAAGGACCGTTCGTGGCGGGTCAAAACCCGGTGCGGGCGGGCGTGAAGCCGGTTGCGAGTGCGGCGGCGGAGGTGGACCCGAACGAGGCCATTGCCGTCGCCGAAGGGTTGTTCTGGTCCTATGTCAAGGATTTGAAGCGTCACGAAGCCGCGCTGGAAGCTCGCGAAAGCGGGTCCGTGGACCCGGCCGAGCTTAAGGAAGCCATGCAGACCGCGAAGATCGTCCGCGAGGCGGTGGGTCTTCTGATGGCGGAAAGGAACAGGGTTGACAAGTTACGCAAGGATATCGCCGGAGGGGTCGGAGGAGGAAGCCTCGACCTTGACGCGGCACGAGATGAAATCGGGCGCCGCCTGGCTTGCCTCCGCCGGGCCGGATGAGGTTGACGCGTTTCTGGGCAGTTTGTCCGAAAACGCGCTGATGGCGCTGCCCTGGCTGTTCGAGTTCTGGGCCTTGAGCCACCAGCTGCCCCCCGAGGGCGATTGGAAGACCTGGGTCATCATGGGCGGGCGCGGCGCGGGCAAGACCCGCGCCGGGTCCGAATGGGTGCGGCGGATGGTCGAAGGAACGACCGCCGCCGCACCGGGGCGCTGCCATCGGCTGGCCCTGGTCGGCGAAACCTTCGACCAGGTGCGCGAGGTGATGGTGTTCGGCGAAAGCGGCATCCTGGCCTGTTCGCCCCCCGACCGTCGCCCCGTCTGGGAAGCCGGGCGCAAGCGGCTGGTCTGGGCCAACGGCGCGACCGCCACGGTCTATTCCGCCCACGAACCCGAGGCGTTGCGCGGCCCGCAATTCGACGCGGCCTGGGCGGACGAGCTGGCCAAGTGGAAGAAGTCCGAGGATGTCTGGGACATGCTGCAATTCGCCCTGCGGCTGGGCGACAATCCGCAGCAGGTGGTCACGACCACGCCGCGCAACGTGGGCGTGCTGAAGCGGATTCTGGGCAATGCGTCCACGGTCACGACCCACGCGCCCACGGATGCCAACCGCGCCTATCTGGCCGAGAGTTTCCTGGCCGAGGTGGCGTCGCGTTACGGCGGGACACGGTTGGGGCGTCAGGAACTGGACGGCGTGCTGCTGGACGATGTGGAAGGCGCGCTGTGGACGACCGCGATGCTGGAAGGCTGCCGCGTGGACCGGGCGCCCAAGCTGTCGCGGGTCGTCGTCGCGGTCGATCCGGCGGTGACGGCGGGCAAGGCCAGCGACGAATGCGGCATCATCGTGGCGGGTGTCGTGGCCGAGGGCGAGCCGGGCGACTGGCGGACCTATGTGCTGGAGGACGCCACGATCAGGGGCGGCCCGCTGGACTGGGCGCGGGCGGCCATTGCCGCGATGGATCGCCACGGCGCCGAACGGCTGGTGGCCGAGGTGAACCAAGGCGGCGACCTGGTGGAAACGGTGGTCCGGCAGGTGGATCCGCTGGTTCCGTTCCGCGCATTGCGGGCCGGTCGCGGCAAGGGTCTCCGGGCCGAGCCAGTGGCGGCGCTTTATGAGCAGGGGCGGGTCAGGCACGTGCGCGGCCTGGGCGCGCTGGAGGACCAGATGTGCCAGATGACAGTGCGCGGCTTTGAAGGCCGCGGGTCGCCTGACCGGCTGGATGCGCTGGTCTGGGCGGTTCATGAACTGGTGATCGAGCCGGGGGCAAGCTGGCGGCGGCCGCAGATGCGGCGGTTGTAAGCCGGGGCGCTGCCCCGGACCCCGGAATATTTGGACCAAGGCAAAGAGGCTGTCCCCATGGACGGCCTTTTTTTCGTTGGCATGGAGGCGAGAGATGGCGTTTCGGTTGTTTTCGCGGGAGGAAAAGCAGGCTCCCGCGCCAGAAAGAAAGGCCAGTGCGACGGGCCGGGTCGTGGCCTTCGCCACTGGGGCAGGGCGTGCGGTCTGGTCATCACGGGACACCGCCAGCCTGACGCGGGGCGGGTTCGTGGGCAATCCTGTCGGCTTTCGCTGTGTCAAGCTGATCGCCGAAGCGGCGGCGGCGGTGCCCCTGGTCTGCGAGGATCGCGAACGGCGCTATGACATCCATCCGGTCCTGGACCTGCTGCGCCGACCCAATCCGGGGCAGGGCCGAGCCGAGTTGTTCGAGGCGCTGTTCGGACAGATGCTGTTGTCGGGCAACGGCTATGTCGAGGCGGCGGGCCTTGGCGCCCAGGGACTGCCCGAAGAATTGCATGTGCTGCGGTCAGACCGGATCAGCATCGTCCCCGGAGCCGATGGCTGGCCCGTGGCCTATGACTATTCGGTCGGCGGGCGCAAGCACCGATTCGACATGACCGGCAGCCCCGATCCGATCTGCCACGTCAAGTCGTTCCATCCCCAGGACGACCATTACGGTCTGTCCCCCATGCAGGCGGCGGCGGTGGCGCTGGATGTCCACAACAGCGCATCGGCGTGGTCCAAGGCTCTGCTGGACAACGCCGCGCGACCGTCCGGCGCCATCGTGTACAAGGGCATGGACGGGCAGGGGGTTCTGTCCCCCGAGCAGTACGACCGGCTGGTGGGCGAGATCGAGATGAACCATCAGGGCGCGCGCAACGCAGGCCGTCCGATGCTGCTGGAAGGTGGGCTGGACTGGAAGCCAATGGGTTTTTCGCCCAGCGACATGGAGTTCCACGAGACGAAGCTCTCGGCGGCGCGGGAAATCGCGCTGGCTTTCGGCGTGCCGCCGATGCTGCTGGGGATCCCCGGCGACGCGACCTATGCCAATTATGCGGAAGCGCATCGGGCGTTCTATCGCCTGACGGTTCTGCCGCTGGCGACGCGGGTTTCGGCATCCGTCGCCTGGTGGCTGTCCGAGCATCTGGGCACCGAGTTCGAACTGCGGCCCGATCCCGACCGCATCCCGGCCCTGGCCGAGGAGCGCGACCAGCAATGGGCGCGGATCGGGACGGCGACGTTCCTGACGGATGCGGAAAAGCGGGCGCTGCTGGGTTTGCCGCCCTTGGCCGGAGCGTGATCCCATGGAGGGGTCTCGTTTCGTCAAGGATGGTTTCGGCTGGCACGATCAGCGGTTCGAGGCCCAGGAGCGGATCATGGCGCTGCAATTCGGCGCCGTCGAAAAGCGGCTGGAGCGGATCGAGGCGCTGATCGAAGGGCTGGAACGGCGGCTGTGGATGACGGTTTACGGCGTTGTCGCGGTCATCCTGACCCAGGCGGTGCAGGGTATTTTGGAATTCGCGCCGAAAGGAGGCTGACGGATGGTTCCGGGACTTGAGGTGAAATTCGCGGGCGGAGCGCCGGTCTTGTCCGACGGGCAGGTGATCGAGGGTTATGCCAGCCTGTTCGGCGTGACCGACCAGGGGGGCGACGCGGTGGCGCCGGGGGCGTTCGGCGCATCGCTGGCGCGGCTGGCCGCCAAGGGCGACAAGGTGCGGATGCTGTGGCAGCACGATCCGCAAAAGCCCATCGGCGTCTGGGACGAGATCAGCGAGGATGAGAAAGGCCTGCGGGTCAAGGGACGCCTGCTGCCCGAGGTAGCCCTGGCCCGCGAGGCTGCCGCGCTGATCCAGGCCGGCGCCATCGACGGATTGTCGATCGGCTATCGCACGATCCGCGCGGAACGTGACGGCAAGGGGCGCCGCGTCCTGACCGAGGTCGAGTTGTGGGAAGTATCGCTGGTGACGTTTCCCATGCTGCCCGAGGCCAAGGTGGGACGGAAGGATGCGGACGATCTGCGCGAGGTTACCGCATTGTTTGCGGCGGCGGCCGAGGCGCTGAGGGTCTGAGGTTTGCGGTGGGATGAACCCACCTTTGGTTTGGGTCGTGTCAACGATCCGAAAAACAGGGGCAGGTCGGCCCCGATCATCGCGATGAGGAGAAAACCATGACCGAGGTGAAAGCCGCGGACGGTGGCGGCACGGCCGCCGACCTGAAGGGAGCCATGATGGGGTTCGTCAGCGAACTCAAGGGCTTTCGGGACGACATTCAGAAGAAATTCACTGCACAGGAAGAGCGCATGACCATGCTTGATCGTAAATCCGCCATCCGTGGCCGCACGCCGCTGTCCACCACCGCCGAGGTCGAAGTGCCGCACCAGAAAGCATTCAACGCCTATCTGCGTAGTGGCGACGACGATGGCCTGCGCGGTCTGGTGATCGAGGAAAAGGGCCTGACGGTCGCCAGCGACGGCGGCTTTCTGGCTGCGCCGCAGGTGGCCGAGACGGTGCAGAACGTGCTGCGTTCGGGTGCCTCGCTGCGCAGGCTGGCCAATGTCGTAACCATCGAGTCCGCGACCTATGAAGTGCTGGTCGAAAAGGGTGAGACCGGCGCCGGTTGGGCCGACGAGGCTGCGTCGGCCGATACCGCACCGGGCGGGATCGAACGAATTTCGATCCCCCTGCATGAGCTGTCTGCCATGCCCAAGGCGAGCCAGCGTCTGCTGGACGACGCGGCATTCGATGTCGAAGCCTGGCTAGCCGAGCGCATCGCCGACAAGTTCGCCCGGTCCGAGGCTGCGGCGTTCGTCATCGGTGACGGCGTCTCGAAACCCAAGGGCATCCTGTCCTATCCGACCGCGCCCAATGACACGGCGGGCGAAGGCAAGATCGGCGTGATCGAAACCGGCACCATGGGCGGTTTCGATGCCAATGCCCCGGCGGATGCGCTGATCGACCTGATCTATGCCCTTGGCGCAGAATATCGTGTCAACGCCTGCTTCGTCATGAACTCGAAGACTGCGGCGGCGATTCGCAAGATGAAGGATGCCGACGGTCGGTTCCTGTGGACCGACGCCCTTGCGGCCGGTCAGACGCCTCAGCTTCTGGGCTATCCGGTCATGGTCAGCGAGGACATGCCTGATATCGGCACCGACGCCTTGGCGGTAGCCTTTGGCGATTTTCGCGCCGCCTATACCATTGTGGAGCGTCCCGATCTTCGTGTTCTGCGCGATCCCTTCAGTGCCAAGCCGCATGTGCTGTTCTATGCGACCAAGCGTGTTGGCGGCGGCGTGACCGATTTCCGCGCGGTCAAGCTGTTGCAATTCGCCTGATCCCGACACGCGGGATCGGGCGAGGGAAAGACCGCGCACCGGTCGCTGGCCATTCCGGCTTTGCAACTGTCCGCGCGCGCTGATGGTCGGCGTGGCGGCGCGGTCTTTCCCGCCTTGATGCGACGACAAGGCCCCGTTCGGGGGGCCTTGTTCCGGTTGATGACAAGCGGACAGCAGGACGGGAGGTTCGCGAAATGATGCTGATCGAGGAAACGGCGCCCGCAGTTGAGGCGCTGCCTGTCGCGGCGCTGCGCGAGCATTTGCGGCTTGGCACAGGTTTCGAGATTGCCGAGGACAACGCCGAGGACATGGCGCTGGCGGGCTTTTTGCGCGCTGCGATTGCCACGATCGAGGCACGCACGGGCAAGGTGCTGCTGACGCGGCGGTTTCGAATGCAACTGGACGACTGGCGCGACCGGCTGGGCCAGACCCTGCCGCTGGCGCCGGTGATCCTGGTCGAGAAGATCGAGATCGATGACGGTATGGGCACCGTGATCGAGGTGCCGCAGGACAACTGGCGGCTTTTACCGCATGGACAGCGGCCGATGATCCTTCCGACCGGAGTGATCCTGCCGCATGTCCCCCGCAGGGGTATGGTCAGCGTGACGTTCACGGCGGGATTTGCCGATGTCTGGTCCCAAGTTCCGGCCGATCTGGCGCAGGCGGTCATCATGCTGGCCGCGCGGTACTATGAAGATCGCAGCTATGACGGAGCAAGGGGTGCCATGCCCTTTGGCGTTAGCGCGCTGATCGATCGCTGGCGGCAGGTCCGTACCCTAGCGGGCCGCGGCAGTCGAGAGATGCGGCGATGAGCGGGCCAAAGTTGGGCGTCCGGCTGGACCTGGAACGCTCGGTTCGCCAACAGGACGGAATGGGCGGCTATCGCATCGTCTGGCAGCCGATCGGCGCATTGTGGGCCGAGATGAGGGCGGGGTCGGGGCAGGAACGCGGGGCCGAGGTCGGTCCCGAAAGCGTCGTTTCCTGGCGGATCACCGTGCGGGGGGCCAAGGTGGGCGACCTGCGGCGTCCGGTTGCCGGCCAACGGCTGCGGATGGGCCGGCGCTTGTTTGCCATCGAGGCCGTGGCCGAACGTGACGTGACAGGACGGTGGCTGACCTGCTTTGCGCGGGAAGAGGAACAGACATGAGCTTTGCTGCAAGCGTTGCCCTGCAAGGGGCAGTCTATCAACAGCTTCGTGCCGACGTTGTGCTGCATGACCTGGTTGGCGACGCGATCTTCGACGCGATGCCGGTCGAGGCACCCAATGGCGTCTTCGTCTCGCTTGGCCCCGAAGATGTGGCGGATGCGGGTGACATGACCGCGGCGGGATCACGTCATGATTTCATCGTCTCGGTTCTGTCGGGTTCGGATCAAGGGGCGGGGTTTGCAGCCGTCAAGGCTGCCGCTGCTGCCGTGGCCGACACGCTGGATCAGGCCCAGTTGGTTCTGAACAAGGGGCGGCTGACGGCATTGTGGTTTCTGCGCGCGCGGGCGCGGCGGGTTGAAAAGGGTGCTGCGCGCCGGGTCGATCTGACCTTTCGCGCGCGGATTGATCTGGGCTGAGGAGAATAGCCATGGCGGCACAGAATGGACGCGATCTGCTGATCAAGATGGACATGACGGGGGACGGAGCATTCGAAACGATTGCTGGTCTTCGCGCTTCGCGCCTGTCGTTCAACGCCGAAACGATTGACGTGACCAGCTTGGAAAGCCAGGGCGGTTGGCGCGAATTGCTGGGTGGGGCAGGGGTGCGCAACGCCTCGATTTCAGGATCGGGGGTGTTTCGGGATGCTAATACCGACGGCCGTGCGCGGCAGATCTTCTTTGACGGCGAAGTCCCGCGGTTCCAGGTCGTGATCCCGGATTTCGGCACTGTCGAGGGGCCATTTCAGATCACTGCGCTTGAATATGCGGGCAGCTACAACGGCGAGGCCACTTACGAGGTGACGATGGCCTCGGCCGGCGCGCTGAATTTCGTGGCCCTGTGATGGCGAACCCGATGCGCGGAGAGGTCGAGGTCGTGCTGGACGGCACGATCCACGTTGCCCGTCTGACCCTTGGCGCCTTAGCTGAACTGGAGCATGATCTGGGCGCCGACAGCCTTATGGCGATCGCCGGGCGCTTCGAACAGGGCCGGTTCAGCAGCCGCGACGTGCTTGCGGTTCTGGTCGCGGGCCTGCGCGGGGGGGGCTGGCAAGGCACAACGACGGACTTGCTGACGGTGGATATCGACGGGGGTCCGGTGGCAGCAGGTCGCGCCGCAGCCGAGCTTTTGGCGCGGGCGTTTCGGATCGCCGCATGACCGGCGGGCTGGACTGGCCCGGCCTTATGAGAGCCGGAATGCGCGGTCTGGGTCTGCGGCCCGATCAGTTCTGGGCGCTGACCCCCGCCGAACTGGCATTGATGCTGGGGGTCGAGGCGGGGGCACCTGCCATGACCCGCGACCGGTTGGCGGAATTGGCAGCGCGCTATCCCGATCGACCGAGGGAAACATCTGAATAGGGGGCAAATGGTAATGGCCAGTAAGGACGGATTCAGTTCCACCTTGGATGAACTGGACGAAGGATTCAGCCAGACCAGCCGTATGACCGCCGCGTTCGAGGCCGAGCTTGAACGGTTGCGGCAGTCGGTGACCGTCACCGCGCGCGAGGTGGGATCGCTGAGTTCGGGGATTGAAGGCGGCCTGCGACGCGCTTTCGACGGTCTGGTCTTTGACGGCGAAAAGCTATCCGAGGCCTTAAAGGGAATCGGGCGGTCGATTGCCGATACGGTGTTTTCCATGGCGATGAAGCCGGTCGAGAATGCCTTGGCCGGTTCGCTTGCCCAGGGGATCGGCGGGATGCTGTCGGGTGCCATGCCGTTTGCAAACGGTGGGGCTTTCACCCAAGGACGCGTCATGCCTTTTGCAAAAGGAGGCGTGGTCAGCCAACCCACCCACTTTCCGATGCGCGGTGCGACTGGCCTGATGGGTGAGGCCGGGCCAGAGGCGATCATGCCGCTACGCAGGGGGGCCGATGGGCGGCTGGGCGTCGCGGCAGCCGGCGGAGGTTCTCGTCCGATGAACGTGACGGTGAATGTCACCACCCCGGATGTCGCAGGCTTCCAACGCAGCCAGTCGCAGATTGCCGCTCAGCTTGGCCGCGTTCTGGCCCGCGGCGAACGAAACAGCTGACAGGGGCAGACATGGCATTTCACGAGGTAAGATTTCCGGCGAATCTTTCATTCGGGTCCGTCGGAGGCCCCGAGCGCCGCACCGAGATCGTTGCTCTGGCGAGCGGTTTCGAAGAGCGCAACACTCCTTGGGCGCACGCCCGCCGCCGCTATGATGCTGGCATGGGGCTGAGGTCGCTGGACGATTTGTCGGCCTTGGTTGCATTCTTCGAAGCCCGTGCAGGTCAATTGCATGGGTTCCGCTGGAAAGACTGGTCGGATTACAAGAGCTGCCTGCCGTCCCGTGCGACGGCATTCGACGATCAGGTGATCGCGATTGGCGATGGTGTTGCCACGGCTTTCCAATTGGTAAAGACTTATTCCTCTGGTCCTGGCAGCTATGGTCGCCCGATCAACAAGGTTGTCCGAGATACGGTTCGGGCAGGGGTCGGCGGAAACGAGGTCTTTCCCGGCATCCATTTTGCCGCTGACCATACGAGCGGCATGATAACCTTTGCCGAAGCCCCCGAACCGGGAGCGGTCGTGACAGCCGGTTACGAATTCGATGTTGCCGTGCGGTTCGATACCGATCGAATCGCTGTTTCGGTTTCGTCGTTTCAGGCTGGCGAAATGCCTTCAATCCCTGTGATCGAGGTGCGGGTATGACGACGACGACAATTGCGCGGGCCTGGAGGGTGCGCCGTGCAGACGGTTTTGAACTAGGCTTTACCGACCACGATGCAGTCCTGACCTTTGATGGCGTTCGGTTTCGCCCGGATCATGGCATGTCGGCGCGGGCGCTTGTGCAGGCCACGGGGCTTTCGGTCGATAACTCGGAGGCTGAGGGCGCGCTGTCGGATGATGCGATCACCGAACGGGATGTGCTGGCAGGCCGTTGGGATGGTGCCCAGGTGAAAATGTGGGAGGTTGACTGGACCGACGTATCGGCCCGCCGCCTGATCTTTGCCGGCAGCCTAGGCGAGATCGCGCGGTCGCAGGGCGCCTTTCGGGCGGAGTTGCGCGGCCTGTCAGAGCCTTTGAACGCCGCGCGGGGTCGCGTCTTCCATCCTCGTTGCTCTGCCCGGCTTGGTGACGGCCATTGCAAGCTGGCCTTGGCAAATGAAACATTCACTACCGAAGCTGTCATGGCGGACATCGAGGATGGGCGTGTCCTGCATTTCGCGGGCTTTCCTGCCTATGAGGCTGGCTGGTTCGAACGCGGAAACCTGATGGTTCTGAGCGGCGAGGCCGAAGGACTCTGCGGGACGGTCAAGGATGATACTGCCATGCAAGGCGGTCGGCGGGTGATCGAATTATGGCAGGGTTTGGGTGTGGCGCCCGCTGTCGGTGATCGCATCAGGTTGACGGCGGGCTGTGACAAAAGGGCAGTGACCTGCCGAGACAAATTCAGGAATTTTCTGAACTTTCGGGGCTTCCCTCATCTCCCTTCCGAGGATTGGATCATGGCGCCGCAGGCAGGGGACCGTCGTGGCTGACGATATCGTTGCGATTGCGCAAGGGTGGATCGGCACGCCCTATCATCATCAGGCCAGCGTCAGGGGCGTAGCCTGCGATTGCCTTGGCCTGATCCGGGGGATCTGGCGCGAACGCCATGGCAGCGAGCCCGAAGCCGCGCCCCCCTATACTCCTGATTGGGGTGAGGGTGGAGGGGAGGAGATGCTGTTGACCGCGGCGCTGCGCCATCTGACCCCAATTGACCGGAACGCAGGAATGAAGCCGGGCGAGGTTTTGCTGTTCCGTATGCGAGCCAGGGCCGTTGCCAAGCACTTGGGCATTCTTTCCCAGGCAGGCGAGGCACCGCGATTTATCCATGCCTACAACGCACATGGCGTCATCGACAGTCCGCTGACGACGCCTTGGCAGACCCGGATCGCCGCCCGGTTCCGCTTTCCCTGAATCCAAGTCTTTAGGAGGCCATAATGGCGACCATCATGCTGTCCGCCGTGGGTGCGTCGATTGGCGGAAGCTTTGGCGGCGCCGTTCTGGGTCTTTCCGGAGCCGTCATCGGCCGCGCAGTCGGCGCAACGGTTGGCCGGGTCATCGACCAAAAGCTGCTGGGGAGCGGATCGAAAGCGGTCGAGACCGGCCGCATTGACCGCCTGCGCCTGCAAACCGCAGGAGAGGGCGCGGCAATTGCGCGGATCTGGGGCCAGATGCGCTTGCCAGGCCATGTCATCTGGGCGTCGCCTCTTGAAGAAGTGTCGCATTCCGAAGATGCGAGTGGCGGCAAGGGCGCACCCAAATCAAAAGTCACTCAGATAAGCTATCGCCTTTCGGTGGCACTGGCTCTGTGCGAGGGCCGAATACTCGGCGTAGGCCGCATTTGGGCCGACGGCGAGGAAATCTCGGCAGACGATTTGAACATGAGGGTTTATCACGGAAATGAGGACCAACAGCCAGATTCCGCCATTGCCGCACATGAAGGGGATTTAGCGCCCGCCTATCGCGGCTTGGCCTATGTGGTGCTGGAGGATCTGAACCTGGAGCCGTGGGGTAACAGGATGCCCCAGTTAAGCTTTGAGGTCACATCGCCTGCGCAGGACGGCAGCGGTTTGTGTCGCGACGTGCGGGCTGTCGCCCTGATCCCTGGAACGGGTGAATATTCGCTGGCAACCACACCGGTGAATCAGGATCTGGGTTTGGGTGAATTGCGTTCGGTCAACCTGAACACGCCGATGGGCGGAACGGATTTCACATCCTCGATGAACACCTTAGGGCGAGAGTTGCCCAATGTCGAATCCGTGTCTCTGGTCGTATCCTGGTTCGGCAGCGACCTTCGAATTGATCGCTGCACCCTACAGCCAAAAGTCGAGCAGCGCGAGATCGATGGCGCAGAGATGCCGTGGGAGGTTTCAGGCATTGATCGCAATAGTGCGCCGCAGGTGACGCGGGTGAACAACCGTTCCATCTATGGCGGCACGCCTGCCGACCGATCCGTCATCGAGGGCTTGCGGGCAATCGCGGCATCAGGACGGAAGGCGGTTTTTTATCCGTTCATCCTGATGGAGCAGATCGCAAGCAACGGACTGGCGGATCCATATGGCGCCGACGAACAGGCTGTCATGCCATGGCGGGGGCGAATCACCACGTCTGTCGCGCCCGGCCGTCCAGGGACGGTTGATGGCACCGCCGCCGCCGCCGCCGAGGTCGAGGCCTTTTTCGGCAAGGCAGGCATCGAGGATTTTGCGCAAGATGGCGAAACGGTGCGCTACAACGGATCCTACGAATGGTCCTATCGCCGCTTTATTCTGCATTATGCCCATCTTTGCGCAGCGACAGGCGGGATCGACGCCTTCCTGATCGGTTCAGAGATGGTCGGAATGACTCAGGTCCGGGGAAAGGATAACAGCTATCCTGCCGTGCAGCAACTTTGCCGCCTTGCCCGAGACGTTCGCCAGATCCTCGGGCCGTCGGTCAAGATCGGCTACGCATCCGACTGGTCGGAGTATTTCGGCCATCACCTGGGCGGAGGAGAGCTGTTCTTTCACCTGGATCCCCTGTGGGCGCATCCCGACATCGACTTTATCGGCATCGACAACTATATGCCGCTGTCCGATTGGCGGAACGGCGAGGATCATCTGGACGCCCATTGGGGCCGTATCGGCAACCCCGCCTATCTGGAAGCCAATGTCTGCGGGGGCGAAGGCTATGACTGGTATTATGCCAGCGATGCCGACCGCGACGCGCAGATACGCACTCCGATCACAGACGACGGCTATGACGAAGCTTGGGTCTGGAAATACAAGGATCTGAAAAGCTGGTGGCAGAACCTGCATTATGATCGTCCGAACGGTATAAGATCGCGGCAGGCGACGGCATGGGTGCCGGGATCGAAGCCGATCTGGTTCACGGAATACGGCTGTGCAGCGTTGGACAAGGCGACCAATCAGCCGAACAAGTTTCTGGATGCCATGAGTTCGGAAAGCACGCTGCCCTTCTATTCCAACGGCCAGCGGGACGACTCGATCCAGGCGGCGTATATTCAGGCTGTCACATCCTATTGGTCGAAGGCCGCGAACAATCCTGTCTTGGACGATGGAATGCGCATGGTCGACCTGGACCGGGCGCATGTCTGGTGCTGGGACGCGCGCCCGTATCCCGCCTTTCCCGGTCGGTCCGATCTGTGGTCGGATGGTCCCGCCTGGCAACGCGGCCATTGGCTCAACGGCCGGGCAGGATCGGTAATGCTGGCTTCGGTCATCGGAGACATCTGCCGGGATGCCGGGGTCGCGAATTTCGATACCAGTGCCGTGATAGGCGTCGTGCGTGGTTTCCAGGTCAGCGGCGGAGAAACCTCTCGCGCGGCATTGCAGCCGCTCTTGCTTGCGCACGGCATCGACGCCGTGGAGCGGGACGGCTGCCTGCGGTTTCTGCCACGGGATGGCATGGTCCGGCGTGTCTTGAGGCCCGAACATCTGGCCATGACCGAGGAGGTCCGTGATTTTCAGACCGTTCGAAACGCTCAGGCGGAATTGTCCGGGCGTTTGCGGTTGACGCATATCGAAACGGGGGGCGATTATGCAACGGCGACCGCTGAAACCAGTCTTGCGGATGCCGATGGCAATACCGTCAGCGACAGCGAATTTGCGCTGTCGCTGACGCGGGCCGAAGGGCGGGCAATCACCGAACGCTGGTTGGCGGAATCGGTCGTTTCGCGCGATACGGCGCGCTTTGCCCTGCCGCCATCGGCTGCCGGCCTGGGACCGGGCGACGTGATCAGAATGGAAGACGGCCGTTCCGAGCCGAAGCGTTGGCGCATCGACCGGGTCGAACGTGCGGGGGCGATCACCGTCGATGCAGTCCGAGTCGAACCCGGTGTCTATCGACCGGCTGTGACGAACCAGGATGACAGCGTCGTCCGCCGCTACACGCCGGCCTTGCCGGTCTGGGCGCTGTTTATGGATCTGCCATTGCTGAAAGGCGATGAACAGCCGCATGCGCCCTATCTCGCGGCAACAGCGAAGCCATGGCCGGGATCGGTCGTTGCCTATTCATCCATCGAAAGCGATGGCGGGTTCGAGGTAAACACCACGCTGACACGGCGAGCCTTTGTGGGCAAAACCGAAACGCCGCTTTATCGCGCCCGACCCGGCGTGATCGACAGGGGCGCGCCGTTGCGCATCCGATTGAAGGACGCGTCTTTGCGGTCGATCAGCCAAAAGGTCTTGCTGGCGGGGACGAACGCCTTGGCCATCGGGGACGGCACCCCGGAGCGATGGGAAATCCTGCAATTCTCGACAGCGGTTCCTGTCGAGAAGGACTTGTGGGACATCAGCGGCAGGCTGCGAGGCCAAGCAGGAACCGATGGCATTATGCCCGATGTCTGGCCGTCAGGCAGCGTGATTGTCCTGTTGGACGGCGCCGCGCAGCAGGTAAAACTGCCGCCTTCAGCCCGCGGACAGGAACGATTCTGGCGCATCGGTCCCGCACGGCGGGCTTTCGACGATCCCAGCTATCGCGCGCATGTCACAGAGGCGATGGGTATCGGACTGCGGCCCTACGCCCCCTGCCATCTGCATGTCGAGGGCCGACGGGTATCTTGGATACGCCGAAGCCGCGTCGATGGCGATCTTTGGGAAGGTGCCGATATTCCATTAGGCGAAGCCCGCGAATGTTATCGCCTGCGGATTCTGCGATCCGGTCTGATCCTGCACGAAGCCGATGTTGAAAACCCTGATTATATCATTCCTGAACAGATCTGGAACGATGCTTGGCAGAACGGTGCATTCACCATCGCCGTTGCACAGCTGTCCGATCAGTTCGGCGCCGGGCCTTATGCAAGGAGGATCTTGAATGTCCAATGA